GACAACCGCCGCAATGTATTGTATTTTCTACAATGGAACAACCGAGATTTCCCGGTTAACGTTACAATTGACGGCGGGCGGTTTTCGTACTCAATCCGGCACAATTCCGGCGAATACAACCCGTATATTGATACGTTACCAAATTTCGGGCGTTGGTGCGACAATATCCGTTGGCGACAACTATTTGGCAAAAGGCGCAATAAACCAATTGGACGAATGGGAACGCCAAAGTATAAAGGGCGGCGGGTCAACTGTAAACACAACCGCCGTTGTTTACGTCGATGCGGTCAACGGAAACGACACGAACCCCGGAACGACGGAAAGTGCCGCATTAGCGACGTTTGCCGCCGCCTTTGCCAAAACAGGCGTTGATACGACAATTGTATTGATAGGGGACACGACCGAACGTTTGAATATCAAAAGCAAATCAAACCAACGTTCCGTCCGTCTTATCGGTAAACGTGGATTGGTTAACCGTATCATTTGCGGAACAAAGATTGATACGGGTACGTTGGTTGCGGGTACAACGAACGTTTACCAAACCCCGTTGTCGTCCTTTTCAACCGCCAACCGTTTCCAATTGTTCCAACATGAGGTATTCGACGAAAGTACGTTGATACCGGACAATGAACGCCACCCGTTACAACGTGGGAAAACGTACCGTTGTGATAGCACAAAAATAACCCGTGTTACGTCGTTGGACGCCGTGAAAACGTCCGAGGGTTACACGTTCTTTTATGATACAGACGCACAAATATTGTACGTCAAAATCAAAGAGGGTACAACGTTAGCCGCCAACCCGGTTTATATTCCGGGCGGTTCCGGTATTGCGGGCAACGACGGTTCCGTTGCTTTTGAAATGGTTAATATCGAATGTTGGTACGGTTCAATTTCGTTAAGGCTTTGCCACGGCGGACGGGCGATTGATTGCGCCGCAAAGTACGCATTGGGCGGCGGTGCGTGGTCGTGGGATGCGGCAATTGGTTTGGAGTTGATACGATGCGAAGCGACACGGGCGTTTAGCGGTTCGGGAACCGGGGACGGGTTCAACGCACACAGTACGACGACCGACCCGGCGTTGGCGAAACATACCGTTGCAACGATGATTGATTGTTGGAGCCACGACAATAACGATGACGGATATAGCGACCACGAACGTTGCGAAACAACCATTATTGGCGGTTTGTTTGAGTACAACGTAAAAGCCGGATTAACGCCCGCTTATGGTTGCCATGATACAATATCAAACGCCTATTGTCGTAAGAACGTAAACAACGGTATTGCGTTAGTTGGCGGAGCGTCAGCCGTTGAGGGCGGGCGGGGTTCTCAAATATTCGTAATGAGTTGTATTTGCGAAAACAATACAAATAATTACTATGTATCCGGCACGGGCGGCGGTACGTCCGATTTGAATACGGGTAAATTCGTAAATTGTGTTTCTCTTAATGCGTCGGCGGTCGGTTACTTATGTGGCGATATGGCGCAAATAGAATTGAACAATTGCACGGATAGCGGAAGCCCAACCGCAAAAAGTGGCAACGTGATAGTAAATAACGCCGCATTGGTAGAATAATTAACCGGGGGCGGGTGCGCCCGTCCCCTTTTCCCTTACTTAAATGATGCAAGAACGTAACATTATTAACGGAACAACCACGGCGGTTGTCGCACCGTTGTTGGACTTTTACAATAGTCTTATTCCCTTTTTGCTTTTAGCAATTGTTTTAATATTCGTCGATAGTCGTTTTGGCGTTGCCGCCGCAAAGAAACGAGGGGAACCAATCAGAACGTCCCGGAAATGGAGGCGGGCAATAAACAAATTGGTCGATTATATTTGTTGGGTAACTTTGGCGGGGTTGTTCGGGCAAACATTCGGCACGATTTTAGGAATACCGGTATTGTCCGGGTTGTTGTTGTTGATTGTGTACGGTATCGAAATTTCAAGTTGCTTTAATAATTACTTTGAGGCAAAAGGGATAAATAAGAAAATCAATATTTTCAAATTGTTTAATCGCCCGGAGGTCGAAAATTGCATTGAGGACATACCGGATAAAAAAGAGAGTGAGAAATGAAAGATTTATTAAAACAGATTTTCCCAAACAGTACCGAGGAAAACCGGGAAAAGTACGCAAAGCCGTTGAGTATGGCAATGATGCGTTACAATATCAGCACGCCCAACCGGATACGTGCGTTTTTGGCGCAAATAGGACACGAAAGCGGGGAATTATCCGCCGTCGTCGAAAACCTTAATTACAGCGCAAAGGCGTTGCGGTCGGTTTTTGGCAAATATTTTAAGACGGACGCCGAGGCGGAACAATACGCCCGGAAACCGGAGGCAATCGCAAACGTCGTGTATGCAAACCGCATGGGTAACGGCGATACCGCAAGCGGGGAGGGTTGGAAATTCCGGGGTCGTGGACTTATACAGTTGACCGGAAAAAACAATTACGACAAAGCGACAAACGAAATGTACGCTTTGCCAATGGGAGTGGATTTTGTGGACGAACCGGATTTGTTGGCAACCCCGGAATATGCGACGCAATCGGCGGCGTGGTTTTGGGAAACAAACGGGTTGAACGCATTAGCCGACCAATTGGGAGGGGCGGACGATACCGAGGTTTTCAAAGCCATAACCAAGCGTATAAACGGCGGTTACAATGGATTGGACGACCGTTTGGCGATGTATGAACGTGCAAAAACAGTTATCGTATGAAATTGAAACTTTGGCACGTTGCCGCCTACATTATATTAGCCGTTGTATTGGCAACCACGATTGGGATACAACGCAAGCGGATACAGGACATAAAAGCCGACCGGGATAAATACCGGAGCAATACGGAGGCGTTATTGCAAGATGTGGAGCGATACCAAACAAAGGATAGTTTGAACGCCGCAAAGGTTGGGAATTTGGAGTTGAAATTATCCGAATACAAAAAATACCGGGCGGACGATGCGGCGTTAATCAAATCGTTGCAGACAAAGAACCGGGATTTGCAAAGGGTTACGACGGCACAAATGGAAACGATAAACGAATTACGGGCAAACGTCCGGGATAGTATCGTATATTTGCCCGGCGACACGGTTACGACCGTATTACGTTGTATTGAGTATTCCGACAAATGGGTTGATTTTGACGGATGTATTATAAATAATATGTTTTCGGGCAAAATTATAACACGGGATAGCCTTTTAATAACAGAAAGCGTACAATATAAACGTTTTCTTAATTTCCTATGGAAAACAAAACGGATAAAAAACCGTGAATTTGATATTGTTTCAAAAAATCCATATACAAAAATTACCGGGTTTGAGGTTATAACAATAGAAAAATAACTATATTTGCGGCAAACGGGGATAGTTCGGAATAGCTACCGGATGAAAAAAGATGCAACCACTTTTCCCCGTTTCCCTTTTTGGTTGCTTACTTAAATGGTTGTATAATGGAAATTTGGAAAGATGTACCCGGATATATTGGGTTGTATAAAGTGAGTAATCACGGGCGTGTAAAATCCGTTAAGAAACAATTAGTTTTGAAAATATGTGGTTCCGGGAATAGATATAAAACCGTTGCTTTATGTAATGGGATGCGCAAAACGTTTCGATTACATAGATTAGTTGCGGCGGCTTTCATTCCGAATCCGGACAACAAGCCATGTGTTGACCATATCGACGGCGACCGAACCAATAACCATGCAGATAATTTGCGTTGGGTTACATATTTGGAAAATAATAATAATCCTATTACGAAAAAGCGATTGAGCGAAAATAACGCAAAAAATATGCAAGGTAAAGAGGGCGTATTGCATCCAAATTCAAAACCCATTAAGATGATGAAAAACGGAATTTGCCTCAAAACATATCAATCTATCCATTTAGCCAAAAAAGATGGGTTTAACGATACATTGATAATTCGATGTTGTAAAGGGCGTATGAAAAAACATAAGGGTTATAATTGGGAATATATACAATAGACATAACAAGGGGGTTGTAACAAGGCGTTGCAACCCCTTTTTCTATTGAGCCATTTTTAGCCCGTTTCCGGGCATTTTATTTCAAAGTGGATAATTTACACGTCCCGATTACAAAAGTCGCTTAAATCGAAAATTTCAAGAAAATAACTCTTTTGGAACCAAAAACGAAATTTTTTATAGGAAAACACGAAAATAAAAGATAAAACCTTTGGTAATTAAAATAAAGGTTGTATATTGCATCATCAAACAAGAACGACCGGGCGTTTTCCCGGAAAATAGAGAGCGAAACAATATGAATACTCAAAGCATTTATAACGGATTAGATTACACAACAAAAGAGATTAACCGCAATTTCAAAATCAAGGTAAACGGAATTGTAAACGGCAAAAAGGTTAATGTATTGGTTGGCGTGTCCGGTTTAATAAAGATTGTCGGCGACATTAAGTTAGTCAATCGTTTGTTAAAACGTGCTTTCAATTGTTACGGCGACAAAGAGGTTTGCAAATTGCGCCGAGGCGTTAAAATCACTTTCTATTATCAGTAAACAACGACGGGGCGTTTTCCCCGGAACAATATAAATTTTCAATCATGGCAAAGTACATTTTAGTTAAGAAAGTAAAGGGAAAGAAATACGAGTACCAAGTTATTGACGTCGATAGTAAAGCGATTGTTTCAAAAAGAACGTCCGCCCGTGAATATGTGGCGTGTACCGCCGACGGGTCGTTTTATTTTGGGCGTTTGGATTTAATCGGCAAAGGCGACCACGGCAAACGGTTAAGCCATACAGCGGAAATATTGGCGAACCCGGAAAAGGCATACAAAAAAATGGTTGCTTATTTCACACCGGATTATCGTAAACAATGGATTGCCGAGAACCCCGCCGAACAATGGATTGCCCGAAATGTTGAATATGCGAAAAAGGAAAAAGAGAGATTAAACGCAATTGCGTATTTGCAGTAATAACCAAGCCGGGGGCGCAATCCCCCGGCATAATCATTTAGAGCGATGAATAAAACAAAGCGTTACCGATTAAGTCAAGAAATGTATAAGATAATCCAAAATGCAAACGGCGGGTTATTTTTGCTTTATACCCGGCACAATCCCGGCGATGTGTTGAGCCTATTATTAGATGGCAACGATATTGGGTTGATGTGCCGAGTTGAGAGCCGACACGACCAATATTATAAGTATTGCAAAGTAATTACGGAGGGCGAACAATGAGCCGTAACAGAGAGCGACAACAAGAATTGCAGCCGGGGCGGGTCGATTACGCCCGTACCCGGTTGGAGGCGTTGGGCTATCCGGTTACGGAGGTAAACGCCACGACCTTACAATTTATTTTCCGGGGTTCCCCGGTTACATTATACCCGTATTCCGGTTGGTTTACCGGTCGCACCGTTACCGATGGACGGGGAATTAAGAACCTATTAAAACAAATACCTATGCGATTTGCATTAAGAAAACAAGAAAAGATAAAAGCGTATTTTGAGCCAAACGGGGACGAAATGTTGAACCGGATAAAAGAAAGTTTAACCCGGTATTTTTCCGCCGACCGTTCGGATTTCCCGGAGGGGTTCCGGGATATTGAAAGCGATTATAACCAATTGCCGGGGGAACCGTACCCAACCATTGCGATAAACGACACCGGGAACCCGGAACGTATGATTGAGTTCTATGTTACCGGGAAACAATACGACGTTTACCATGTGGCATTTAAAGGATTTACAAAGGGTTGATTATGGAAAGCGTTATTATTGAGGAAATGCGGGCGTTTCTGCAATTGGGATTGAACCCAAAGCAAAGGCAATATTTCGCCGATACAATCGCCGTTGCAAAACGTGTTGAGATTGTCCGGGCGGCGGACGTGTTCAACGATTACGAATTAGAGATTATCCGGGATGTACTGAAACCCCAACCGCAACAATGTTATCGTAATGCGCATTTGCTTTGCCAATTGTTCCCGGAACGGGTACAATATTGCGAGGGCAAAGTATTAGCGTTTTTCCCAATCGAACACGCATTTAACCGGGTTGGCGACAAATACGTTGACATTACATTTGAATTTGCCCTAAATGATACCGAGTTATTGCAACATGAATACGTTGTATTTGGGGAATATGATTTGCAGACAATCAACCGGGTAACAAAAGAAACCGGATATTATGGCGACATTTACCGCAATGTTTATATTGAGAGGGTAAAAGATAACCCCCGACGCAATGAAGTAACGCCGGGGGTTGGTACGCAGTAACCGAGAGCGATGTTTGAGGTTATGCGGTGCAACAAAATTAGTGCTTTTTATCTGTATTACAAGCGTCCAACATGAACAAATAAAACTTTCAAAGGTTTTATTTTTGGTAATACAAATATTATTTATACATTTGCAGAAACAAAAACCCACCGGGGGAGTACCCGGCAAAGATATGAGAATAAAAGAGAGCGATTTATTAAAAAAATTGGCGACCGATAGCGGGAAAACAGCCAACCAAGTTGCCGAAATTATCATTTCGGAATTACTCAAAAACAAAGTTATTGAGGACACCCCGGAAAATTGGGGCGTTTCCGTTTTCGATGCAATAAACGAGGACGTAACCGAGGAACAAACCGCCAATTGTTATGCGGCTATTTCCGAGGCGTTGGGCGTGTATCTGAAACGGGTATATTTCATTGTCCCGGATTTGGATTTAATGGGTAACGACGATTGCCCGGAATGCGGCGGCGAAATGGAAGTTACCGACGGGGAATATAAACAGACCGGAGGCGACGGATATTTGACCCCGCCGGAATATACCGCAATTTGGGAGGAAATGACGTGTACGCATTGCGGACACAAAGAGAGCAACGAACCGAGTTATTAACAATAAAAGACTAAAGAAATGGCAGAAATGACGAAATTAAGAGTAAACGAGGCAATCGCACGGGCGCAAACCGCCGGAATTAAAGTTTATAAAAAAGAGGTTGCCGCCCGGTTATGGGAGGGACGCACCGAAAGCGCACAACAAGTTAATATGACTAACTTATGTAACGGAACGACTAAACAGATACGCCCGGAATGGGTCGTTATCATTTGCGAAATGTGTAATTGTACCCCTAATTATTTGTTTGGTTATGAAGAATAACGGGTTACAATGGTTTGAACGCATGGCGGACGTTATGTTTTCCGATAGGTTCCAAGCGAAAGCGATTATTGCGACATTTGGGACGTTGGGCGTTGTTTGTCTGATTGGCGCATTTTGGAACCCGTGGCAATTGATGTTTGCAGGTCTGTGTGCCGCAATGGTGTTATGTGGATTTTCAGAATTAAAAAAGAGTATAAAATGAGAGCGAACAAAAAGAAACCGGAAAACCCGGTACAAAAGACGGTTGAAAGTTTGGGAGCCGTTCCCGCCGACCAATTCCCGGAAATTACCGAGGAACAACAACAAATAATCCCACCGTTTGAAGCGGTCGAGGTTGAACAACCAACCGGAATATTTGAGATATTGCCGGGCATGACGGTTGAGGAAATGACGGCAATGTTTTTTGATGAAAAAACGTTGATTGAACCCCCGTATAAGGTTTGGCAATTGAATAGTAAGGGACACCGCTATTATTACCGATATGACGACAACGGGAACCCGGAGTTTTTCCCGTCGGTTACAACGATATTGTCCCAAACGTTACCCAAAGCCCCGCACTTAATACAATGGATTGCCAACAAAGGCATTGAGGAAGCGGAACGATACAAAGGCGAACGGGCGGCGTATGGTACGTTTATGCACGCCGCATTTGAGGAATTATTAATTAACCGGGCTTATGATTTGGACGGGTTAAAAGGCAAACTAAAAGAATATATTGAGGTTTACCGATTGCCGGACGATTTTATATATTATGCCGACGATTTGAAAAAGGACGTATTGGCGTTTGCTCAATTCGTATTAGATTACGACGTGCGCCCGTTGGCGGTTGAAATTGCTTTAGTGCATCCATATTACAAGTATGCCGGAATGATTGATTGCCCGTGTACCATGTTGGCAAAGATAGGCGGCGACGAACGTATTAACGCAATCGTCGATTTTAAGAGCGGACGCAAAGGATTTTACGAGGAAAGCGAGATACAATTAGGGATGTACCGGGATATGTGGAACGTCAATTTTGAGCAATTCCCCGTTACCCGTATTTTCAATTTCAGCCCGAAAGATTGGCGCAAACGTCCGTCGTACAATCTGAAAGAACAAACGGATAGCCCCAATATACGGAAAATCCCGTATCTGTTAGAAATTGCAGCCATTGAGGACGAAAAGAAAGATAATACGTTTACGTCGGTTAATGGTATGGTTTTATTGGATAATGCACCCGATTTGACGCAAAACGTAATATCCTTATCGTTGGCGGAATTGATTAAAACGAAAGCCCCAAAGGAGGCGACCCCGGACGAAAACACGGACGCCGCCGAGAAAGTCAAGGCGGATGCACCGGAACCGGAAAAGGAGCCAAAGAAAACAACCATTGTTAAACGTGCGCCCAAAAAGGCAAAGGAGGCGGAAAAGAAAGCCGCCACGGGCAAAACGACCGCAAAGCGAGGTAATACCACGGAAAAGAAAGTAAAGCCCGCAAACGAGCCTAAAAAGCCCAAAAATGAAAGTAGAAAAAAGATGTTGAACGACGACCCCGAAATTTGATTGAGATATGAAAGGAAGAATAAAACGACCGGAGGCGCAACAATCCCGTTTAATATTGCCCCGTGTCGGTCAAATAAAAATCGGTATGAAAAACGCAAACGGTTATCCGCAAAGCGTTGATTACTTCATACCAACGGGAAAGTATGCCGGGTTATTTACGCAAGCATACGGCGAAAAGCCGCAAACAATACAAATTGTTTTCCCGGACGACGACCCGGCAAAAGTATGTAACGAGCGTTACGAATACCGGGACGACGACGGGCGATTGATTGCGGCGGGCGATGGCGACACTTTCCAAGTATGGGACGGAAAGAAATACGAAACATTGACAACGGAGAAATACCCAAACTTAATGCAGTCGATAACGAAGCGTTACCCGAACAAAAAGAGCCGCCAACCCGATTGCGACGGTTGGGAGGTTACATTAACGCTAAACTTTATTGTTCCGTTGGTTCGTGGGGTTGCCGGGGTTTGGCAATTCGCCACAAAAGGCACGGCGTCCACAATTCCGCAAATTCGGGAAACGTTCGACGGTATGTTAGCGGAACGGGGATTTTGCAAAGGCATTATATTTGATTTGAATGTACAATTTGCCACGACCCAAAAACCGGGCGACCGTTCCCGTTTTCCCGTCGTGTCGTTGGTTCCCAATGAGAGTGCCGACAATGTTTTGAAAGTACGCAAGGCGTGGGAACCCGTTAAAGAATTGGAGGGCGGCAAATAATGGGACGAAAATTTGAAATAGAGATTAACGATACAATTATTGTTAATCATACAGAGATAAAAGCCATTAAAAGGACGGGTTGGCAAGGTTGTGAAAGTTGTTATTTTCATAAATTCCCCGGTTCATGTAAACGGTTCCCGTGTAATGCACACGAACGAAAAGACGGTAATAACATTAAATTTGTTGAAAATGACAATAAGGGATAGCAATTTTATAACCATATTAGCCCCAATGATTACGAAGCTTAAATTGAAAGGTAACGAATTATTGGTTTTTGCTTTGATACATGGTTTTAGTCAAGACGGCGAAAGCCGTTTTAAGGGTTCATTGCGGTATCTTATCGAATGGACGGGATTAGATAAAAGCACGGTTATTAAGTTACTCAAACAATTAGTTGATAAACAATATATCAATAAGTTTGAGTACGAAAAAAATAAGGTGCGTTATTGTGAATATACGTCTAATTATTGGGTTGCTTTGGAGTTGTTGGAAAATCCAACTACCCCCCGGTTGGAAAATCCAACTACCCCCCGGTTGGAAAATCCAACTACCGTGGTTGGAAAATCCGACATAATAAAGATAGATGATATTAATAACTCTTTTGATAATGATAATACAGGGTTAAAGAACCCTGTATTGTTTCCCGATGAAGAAAAAAAAGTTGATGAGCCAAAAGAGAAAAAAACATTGTTCCGCAATTCCGACGTTTACAAAATGGTTAAATTTGAAAACGGCGTCGGCGTGGATTATTCAGAGTTTGAAAGTAAGTTTGCGACCCCGGAATTTGAAAAGGTCGATTTGGTTTATTACTTTCATTCTGTTAGCGATTGGAGCGACCAAAAGAATATGAAGCGCACTAAAAACGGTTGGTTGGCGACCGTCCGCAATTTCATACGGGGGGACGTCGAAAAGAAAAAATTGCATTTGAAACCCGAATACAAAGCCCCAACGCAAAGATTAAATGTTGCCGGGGCTATTGAGTATTTGAAAGACGATTATTAAGATGGAAACATTACCCGAAAAGACAAACAGATTGCCACAAACGTTGCCCGAAAAAAGACAATCCGCCGCCGTTTTGCTTTATAGTGGAACGGCAAAAGCAATTGAGGTACGCCGGGCGATGGTTGAATTACCGGAGGTTGCCAAAGCATTAACCCCGGTTGAAAAGTATATTTTCGTGGCGTCCACAAAAAAACAGATTGCCGAGATTGACGACGAAACGTTGATTGCTAAAACCGGGCAAATGTTCCGGTTTATCGCAATGGACGTGGGGTTTATCATTCCCACGGAAAACCGGGACGATTGGACGTATATTTGTACCCGGTTGTTGGATTTGCTCAAACGCTATTATTCGCAATTAACATTGTCGGAGGTTAAATTAGCGTTTGAATTGCTGATTACCGGGGAATTGGACGACTATTTACCAAAGGATAGGGACGGGAACGCCGAACGGAAACATTACCAACAATTCAACGCTGATTATTTCGCAAAGGTATTGAACGCATATTGCCGGAAACAAAACCAAGTTATCGGCAAAGCATATACAGCATTACCGGAACCGAAAAAAGAGTTCAGCCCGGAGCAAATCCGGTATTATCGCAATCAATCGGTTATGACTTGTTTAATGTGCTTTTTGCGCTACAAATATACCGGGCGTTTGGAGTTTGGATTAGCGGACGAAATGTTTGTTTATAATTGGTTGTTGGGCGTTCGGTTAGCGGATGAAGTGAAAGAAACCGAGGACGACCGCAAAGAAGCGTATAACCGATTTTTGGCACGTGCCGCCCGTGGGTTCGTTAATGAATTTACGGTCTACCATGTTCGGAAACAAGGAACCCAAAGCCCGGAAATTGATTATACAGCCTTTGAGGTTGCCCGGCGTAAAGAGATTAAACGGACGTTCGACCGAATGATTAAAGACGAAATTTATATCTATCATTATTTAAGTTTTGAAAAATGAAAAAAAGAGTTTCAGCAACAAAGTTGTACCGACTTTGGGAAAGTATAAAAGCCCGTTGTTATAATCCTAAAAGAAAGGATTATAACAATTATGGAGGTCGTGGAATAACTATTTGCAAAGAATGGTTTTGTTTTGATGCTTTCAAAAATTGGGCTTTAGAAAATGGATATAACCCCGGTTTAGAAATTGACCGGATAGATAACGACGGGATATATAGTCCGGAAAATTGCCGTTTTGTTACTCATTCGGAAAATAATAGAAATAGGCGAATACGCCGAGATAACACAACCGGATATAAGGGAGTAACCCGGCATAAACAAACCGGGAAATATAATTATGAAATTCAAATCGACGGAATACGATACAGAAAGAGCGGTTTTATAACTGCAAAGCAAGCGTATGACGAACGATTGATTAAGATTGAACAAATAAAAAAGATGTTATGAAAATAGATTGCATTATAGGCATAGACCCCGGAAGCAATGGGGGTATCGTGGTTTGGCGACCCAACCACAACGCAACGGCAATTAAGATGCCTAAAGACATAAACGAGATTCGGGATTTTCTCAACTATTATAAAGAGATAGCAACCCCGATTATCTTTTTGGAAAAATTGAGCGTTCGCCCGGACGACGTAACGGTTGGCGATACGGGGGCAAACATGGGTAAATTGTACCGCATACAAAAGATGTTGCAAAATTTTGAGCATTTGAAAGCCATAATAACCGTTGCCGAAATACCGTTTGTTTTAGTTAATGCTATGAAGTGGCAAAACGACCTTAAATTGCGTATCAAGGTAAAAGGGAAAAAGGAGGAAAAGGCAGACCGCAAACGACGGTTCCGGGATATTGCCGGGAAATTATACCCGGAAATTGCCCCAGCGTTGTGGAATGCGGACGCAACGTTAATAATGCACTTTGGACGGTTCATTTTGCAGAATAACCCCCGTTGGGTTTTGGAAAATTTGCCCCAACAAATGCACAACCGTTTATTTTAAGCCCGTAGGGGCGTTTAATTATTCAAATGGTTACTTATATGGCATACGAAACAAAAG